ACATGTACAGGTACAACAACTCCTTCTAATACACAGACCTTTACTAATAAGAGTGGTAACATTAGTCAATGGACTAACAATAGTGGTTATACTGGTTGCACAGGAACCACTACACCATCCAATAGTCAAACCTTTACAAACAAATCTGGTAATATAAGCCAGTGGACAAACGATAGTGGTTATACAGCTGGTGCTACTACTTGTACTGGTAACATTTGCAGTTCTACAGCACAATGTATCTTTGATAGTGTATACAACTTCTGTATAGGACCAAATGCTGGTGAAGATTTTACATCTGGTAATAATAACACTCTAATTGGTAAATGTGCTGGTCGTTGTATCACAACTGGTGCACATAACATTTCAATCGGCTCTAGAGCAGGTGAGAAAAACTGCACCAAGAGTTATAATACAGTGCTTGGTTATCAGGCTGGTTTCTGCGGACAAGGATGTGGTAACCAAATTATTGGTCAGCAAGCGATGCAAAATTCAACAGCTTCTAATGCTGTTGCTATCGGTAAGTGCACACTATATAGTGCTACTGGTAATAGTAACGTTGCTATGGGTGCACAAGCATTGCAGAATATGTCATCTGGTCAGCAAAACTTCGGTCTAGGTGCTATTGCTGGTTTCTCAATGCAGACCGGTAATGGTAATGTTTTCATTGGTGAGCAAGTTCATCGTTATGCTACAAGTGGAGACAATAATATTGCTATTGGTAAGTATGCTGGTAGATGTCATTCCGGTGGTACAAAGACTGGTGGTTCTAATAGTATATTCATTGGTTCTGATGCAAGAGCTGGAGCAGCAAGTACTTCTAATGAAATTGTTATTGGTTGCGGTGCTGTTGGTTGTGGTAGTAATAAAGCAATGATTGGTAACTCGAGTGTTACAGTTGTTTGCTCTAATGGATCATTCTCTACAGTTTCCGATCTAAGAGATAAGACATGCATATGTGACCTTGAGTTTGGTTTAGACTTTATTGGAAATCTTAAGCCAAAGACATTCAATATGATTACTGATAGAAGTGATCCAGAAGGTTCTATTAGCTGTAAACGTCATGGCTTTATTGCACAGGATGTTATTGCTCTTGAAGGTGATGATCCAGTTATTACCAACAATGACAATCCTGATAGACTTGGTTATACTGGAGAGCATATTATACCTATTCTCGTTAAAGGTATGCAAGAGCAACAGGCTGTTATTGATAATCTAACAGCTAGACTAGAGGCTCTAGAAGGGTAAAAAACACACTATAAATATACATGTAGAAACGGTAAAATAGGCTTAGACAGGGTCTGAGCAACAAGAAACGGTAGGTTTGCACCTACCGTTCTTTTTTTGATATGTAACTATCATTTGATTAAATACTTATATGCTTAAATTTACAAACCTAACCACTCTGAGTGGATCCGGAGCTCGCCAAGGGCTAGGCTTAAAAAAAGACACAGATTATTATGTAACTGATAGCAAATATGCTTTCAGAAGTAATACTGCCATGAATATTCATGGTATAGATTACAATTATTACTTAGTATGGAACAAGTGGCCTGTCTTGACAGGTACTGTTAGCAATACCTTCGTTGAATATGATGGAACAGCTTTAAATGATATTGGAATAGACGATTTTTCTTTTCGATCCGGAACTACCGCGACTGGCAGCCAAGAGTTAGATGTAGCGATTATACGTAAATCAGATAGAAAAGCTGTACGGCTAACTGTTACTGGACTCTCCGGAGCTGCAGCCGTAGCTGCGCTAAGAGAACCAGCTGTTGGGGTAACGGGTGTTACTGTTACTGCAATTGATCCTAAGGATGGTCCTAGCACACCAGAAACTGGTAGATTAAGATTACTTGGTTACGCTTAATATTACTTAAACTTAGGATATCTTTAATAGTTAATCTATAGCAAATTAAATAAAGAACGGTAGGTTTGCACCTACCGTTCTTTTTTTGATATGTAACTAACTTAATTAATTAAATTTGTCCTTGATTGCGTAGACGGCCGCGTTCCGGAGTCCATGGACCTTGTGATGGAGGAACTACTTTAATCTGTGCTTGACGTCCTGCACCGGTATAAGCAGCGGAGAGCATTACAAGAGAAGAAGCGCCCATAGCAGCAGCATTAGTGGTAAGAAGAGCAGACGCAGGTAATGTAATTGAAACAGCTTTACTATCTTCCTTACGAACAATTGCCATGTCGAGAACACCTCCCGTAAATCCGGTCTTTGATCTAATGGTCAATTGAGAAATACCAATAGCAGAAAGCTCAGTACCTGATACATTAATTGCCGGGATGTTAACGTTGGTACCCGTCATTGTCGGAAACGTATTCCATACAGCGTAGTATGTTGAAAGTGTAGCGACGTCGGCAGTTGTACCGACTGCCCAGCCTGAATCTAGAACATAGTGATGTTCAAAGCGTCGAAGTCCTTGACCTTCATCAGCACCTGACTTACCAGTCCCATTTAGAATAATGTTAGTAAATTTCATATGTTAATATTTAATCAATCAAGTCCACTTTTTACAAAAAAAGAACGGGTCCATTTCTGGACCCGCTCTGGTTAATAGTGTAATACTAATAGATCTTAGAAGTATACAGCACTTGATCCTGGAGTGAACTCCTGGCCAAGATTCTGTACAATAATGACGTGATAGTAAAGGTTAGCACCAAAGATATTGTCGACAACACCGTAACGGGTAAGAAGTCCTACGCGTGGTGCGAAGTCGTTCGGTCCGATTGTGCGCTGAACCATAACTGGGATGTATGGGCAATAAATAATACCTGTGTCATAGAACTCAGGTCCCTTATATCCAAGAAGTGCGTACTCAACGTTAGTAGTACCACCACCGTATACGGTAGGTGTATAGTTACCAGACTGAACTTCAGTACGTGTATCACGGTAAACGTTGAAACGTCCACCAAGTGATCCAACCTTGGCAATACCAACAGGCTGTGTATTTACATCACCCTGTACAGGTACCCACTGGAATTCAGGGAGCATCTCAAGGATAGCACATACACGTGGAGTAGCAACAACGAAGTTAGCAGCACCACGACGGTTACGTACAGCAATGCGGTTAGCTTCGATAATCAAGCGCTGGTAGAAGTCACGGTTACGCTCAACGAGCCAGCGACCATCAGCAGAAGCAGGGCTCCATACTGAGAAACCAGGTCCAAATCCTGCACCAAGTGCGGACTGGATCATGCGCATAAGCATCTCACGATCGATTTCAGCTTGGATCTCGTAGCTCATGGCATTAGTGATCTCAGCGTCAATGTCGATTCCGTTCATGTTCTTAAGGTCCTGCTCAAGTTCAACTGACCAACGTGCGCCAAGGCGACGTGTACCAGCTTCAACAGCAGTCTTTTCGAACTTAACTTCAACCTGTGGAATGTTTCCAGTGATCTCGAAAGCAGAAAGGATCTGTGCGACACCTTTGTCTTGATCAGCGAAAGCCCAATATCCAGCATCTCCGGTAAGGTCAGCAGAGCTGGCACCAGTGAAGCGGGTATCAAGAAGCTGATATCCGAGTTCAGTCTGCGGAAGGCCAACAGAACCTGAAAGACCTGGGGTCTTAGCAGCTTGTCCGCCTGCTCCAGCAGCAGTTTTTCCATCGATTCCAGTACCGAGGTACTCATTCTGGTAAGCATAACGCAAAGCGAATGCAAGACCAACTGGTCCACTCATAGGCTGAACACCAACGATTTCGTTAGTAATAAGCTCTGGGAATGTACGACGAATCATTGGGATAAGCACCTTAGGAAGGCGAGCATCGTTCGGGGCATATGTATCGGCTGAGTTGGAGCCACCTGCTACGTTAGGGTTGAATTGTACTCCACCCTGAGCAGATCCACCAAGAGCTCCACCACCAGTGGAGTTGTCCTCTTCGATACACCATTTCTCCTGGTTCTCCAGGAGGACCGCGGTATTAAGGCGGGTATGATCATCTTCAATAGCTTTAACGCTATCAGATGTATAGTCAAGGACTGGTGCCCACTTCTCCAAAAGAGTAGCAGCCCGGTCCTGATCAATAAATGATTGTGGTTTGTTCATAATAATATATTTTTTTGTTTTGTTTCGACCTTTCATGGGACTAAATCCCAAGTTACTCAGACACTATCCGTGTCTCATTGTTCAGGGTGAAAAATTATTTCATCTTGTCCAGACCCGCAAGATACGGATTAGCTGGTGTAGAAGGTTTTACTTTCTCCTCAACGACTATTTTTGGAGCATCAGCTTTCACAGTGCGATTACTAATAGCTTCTTCACGAATAACTGCCATTTGCTCTTTTTCTTTCTTGTCAAAGAGACGGGAAGTGTATTCGAAATTCTCTGTGATAAACTTTGCTGATTTATCACTCAAAACTTTCTTAAGATAAGCAGCTTTCTTATCATTAAAGCCTGAAAGTTTCTGCTCAAGAACAAGTCTTGATGCAGCATCTTCATATGCTTCTTTAAGATGTTTATTTTCAAGTTTGATAACATCGAACTCAGACTTGAGCTCATCAATTTGAGATTTACCATCTACAATAGCTTCCTTAACTGACTCACTCATAAGTGAAGAGTCAACAGCAAGCACTGAACGAAGATTAGTAAGGACGGAGTATGCTGTCTTATTTTTAGTAGCTTCTTCAATAGCAGCTACAGGCATTGCTTCGTCGATATATTCTTCAATATAACTGGAAATAGACTCAACAAGTTGCTCTTTAAAGTCAGATGCACCTTCGTTAAGTTCAGTTTCATATTTTCTAATAACTTGTACCAATTTGTTGGCGTTATTCTTATCTACAGCTTCAACAACTGTCTGCATCTTAGAAGTATGGTCACTATCAATTCGTGTGACCAGCTCTTCAAGCTTTTCAGCATAGAGTTCATCTTGGCTAGTAAGGGCTGCTTCAACAGAAAGCTCGACTTTCTCTTTAAGAGCCGTCTCAATGACACTCACGCTCTCTTCGGTGAGGACATCTTGTAGTTCTTTTGGTAATAGGTCTTTATTCATAATTTAAAAGAGTGGTTTTTCTGCTGCTTGTTTTATTCTTGATTCAAGCTTATCGTTAACAGCCGATTGTAAATATTTATTCGCAGCAGCGTAGTTTTTATCGGAAATTGCATCGATAAACTTAACTATCTTAGTTTTGGTAGTGGATTCCTTGGCCATATTCTTATTTATTAAATGTTTTATTAAAATCAAATTTTGTTAATGAATGTCATAATTCTTTCGAGTAAATATTTTTCTACTTCTTTTTTAGGAAGCTTACCTACTGCTCTTTCAAAATTATCATAAATCTCTTCATATTTACCATCATCAGCAAGTACCCACTGCTTTGATTCTAGTATACCGTTAACAAAAGCTTTAGGATATGAAGGATCAGCAACACAATCAATAGCAACTAAACTCATATTTTTAACTGTATTATGCTCTCTACCCTCTTCAAGAGTACCAAGAGCACGTGATGACATACCAACTTTTACACCATCATTTACTAATGCACGGACTATTTTACCACACGGTGTGGATAATACTTTAGATTTTCCGTAAAATACATTACCATCTTGAGTCATTTCTGTTACCATATGACAGGCGCGTTCAAGATCAACATCAGCTGTTGATGGGTGATTTAGCTCTCCCATTGCGCGTCCTGGTTTAACCATCTCTTCATTATAACGAGCAACCTCCCGCTCAAGCTCATGTAGAGGGTACATTCTCTTATTCTTATTAACTCCTTCCGCCATCATATAAGGTCCCTTAATAAAAAGATTTGATGGAGAATCTTTATTAGTTTCTTCTTCAATAATCTCAAATTGATCATTAAGATCTGGATTTTCACATACTAGATTAAGTTTAAGTGACATACTATTATTTATGCCCGAAAGCTACGAAAGCTCTTTTTCTGTCAATATTAACCACTTATAACCTCTACCCTTGCAGTATTTTCTCGCAGCTTTCCATTTTGCTTGATTTTTAACAAATTGAACTTGCTCATATATAATATGCTTTTTCTGTTTATATTTTGTAGTAGGTTTGAGAGTTTGTTTATATGGCTTAATTTCTACAAGATATTTAGTAATATTATTATCTTCTTTAATAACAACATAATTATCTACATAATATCTATGATTACGCTTTGTTAGAGGATTATAATAAGGAATAACGACATTCTCACTACCCCATCTAACTACTTTAGGGTTATTATCACAGAATCGAAAAAATTTTAATTCTAAACCAGATCTATATATAGCACGTTCACCGATAAATTTATCGATATTCTTAGGTACAAATATACCTTGTCTATATCTAGAATTTTTATTCATTATCCAACAATGAATAAAGCTGGATCTGTATCTCCTAATCCTGGTGAAGCACCTTCCAATAGTTTTGTTTCAAGCTCTGCTTTCTTTTGTGTACCTTCGTTAAGCAAATCATAATTAAGAGCACCTCCTCCGAGTAGGTTAACACTACCAAACTTACCTCTAACTCTACCAACAGTTATCATTGATAAAGCTAATGCATATTCATATACCCACTGCTCTTTAATAACATCTCGTATTGGTCGTTCAATATAACAAGAAATAACCCCGTAAAATCTTTCTGTTATTGGTTGCGGATACATTTTTAAGTATTGTGTACGCGGATCAAACTGTAGATCTTTTCTCAAAGCAAGAACTTTCTCACGTGTATCAATCCATTCTTTCATTGTATACCATGAAACTAGATCAAAACCATAATTACCCATTGCATATGAGAAATAGGTTTGCTGTGCTAAGGTTTGTTCTAGAGTAAACAGGGTGTTAATACCTGTGTTTGAACCTTCTTCGAAGTCGGTAACTTCAATTACCTTTCTATAATCCATAACATCATAGTCAAAAACATTTTGATATTGAGTTATATCTGCTGCTGTACCGGCTTGTGTTAATGTCTTTCTAACAGTAGGTTTAAAAGCAGAAAGATTATCAAGTGAGTTATCTATTGCTGTAATATTTGCAACTAGTGAGTAATCAAATAGTTCACCAGGCTCTATACCATCTTTAAATGTAGCGCTCAATGAGCTTTGCGCAGCGAATATAGAAGACAGTACATCAGTTTGTGCTACATAAGTAATAT